GAAAGGACGGAAAACTATGGCATTTTTCAACCGAAAAACCCTGACCGAGAAAGGTCTTACCGAAGAGCAGATTACTTACATTATGGCGGAAAGCGGCAGAAAGCTGGCGGCGGACTACGAAGCTAAAAGCGATTTTGCGGACCGTCTCGCGGCGGAGCTGGAAAAGGCAAAAACCGCACCTGTCAACGTGGAAGAAACGGAAGCTTATAAAGCTTTGGCGGCAGAGCGGGACATGCTCCGCGCTCTGGGCGGTGAGGACTTTGCAGCGGTCAAACCCAAATTCCGAGAAGCTGCATACAAGATGATCGACCGTGCAGACGGCGCGGCATCTCTCGAGGATCAGCTCAAAGGAATCCGGGAAAAATACGAAGAGTATTTCATCCAAGACCCGACTACCACGGCTCCGGCTCTCCAATTCGGCGCGGGCGTGAAAGGCGCAATGCCGACCGGAAACCAAAAGCTTGATATTTCCGAGCTGTGGTTCGGCAAACGAAAGGAAAGATAACTATGGCATTTACTCAGAACACCCTGAACTATACCACCGAATATTCCAAGGCGATGGCTAACGCCTATCCCTACTGGTCGTACTTCTCCGATCTGTACGGTTCCCCCAACTCTGCCACCTATAAACCTCTGGGCGGAAAAGCGGTAGCCGTTCAGTCTATGACCGTAGCGGGCGCAAAAGCTGCAAACCGCGACAGCATGACCGGCGCATTTTCCCGCAATTTCAACACCGCCGAGCAGGTGCTGACCATGGAAATGGACAGAGAGTGGGACACCCTCGTTGATCCTATGGATATGCAGGAGGATGCGATTGTCACCCTCGCAAACATCACCCAGACCTTTAACCAGTTCCAGAAAATCCCCGAGATGGATGCTTATGCGGCTTCCAAACTGGCTGCAGCTGCTACCGCTGCTTCCCGCGTTGACACCACCGCACTGAACGCCAACAACATCCTGACCCAGTGGGACACCTACGTGGCTGCAATGGTCAATGCTCGCGTTCCTCGTGACAGAATCCGCGCAAAAATGACCCCCGACACCTATAAGTTGCTGAAAGAAGCTGCTGGCATCACCCGCTTTGTTGATGCAGCTACCGGCATCCGTGACGTAGACAGAAACGTTGGCAAGCTGGATGGCATCGTTATCGAGGAAGTCCCTGCCGACATGATGAAAACCGCCTATGATTTCTCTGACGGCTGGGCTGTTGGCGCTTCTGCCTCTCAGATCAACATGCTGCTGTTTGACCCTCTGGCTGTTGCCGCTCCTGTTGTGTATGACGTTTCTATGATGTCTGCACCTTCCGCGCAGAGCAAGGGTAAATGGCTGTACTACGAGAGATATTACTACGATGTCTTTGTTCTGAATCAGCGCACCAACGGCGTTTACGCCAACATTACCGCCTAAGGAGTGAGCCTATGGCGTACATCACCTTCGAGGAATTTTCCGCACTGTACGGGGACCTGATCCCCGAAGCACAGTTTAGCCAGTACGCCACCGCCGCAAGCGACATTATCGACATCGTGACCCGTTGGAGCATCGAGCAGAGGGGCGGCTTCGCCTCTCTGCCTGCTTCTTTACAAGCGAAGGTAACCAAAGCGACTGCCGCGCAGATCGTTTACACCGAACAGGCGGGCGGCGTTGATGCGGTTTTGTCCGGTCAGTCCGGAGCGGGTTATACCGTGGGAAAGGTACACATTGACGGATCGGCGAGCGGACAAGCTTCCAACCGCGCCGTGCAAATGGTTTCCCCGATGGTGGTAGCCCTGCTGGAACAGACAGGACTGATGGAAAGGAGCGTACCATGCTTAGACCTATTCCCCGCGCTCTTTTAACTGATTCCCTGACCCTCAAGGTCTGCACCGGCGTTGATGCCTGGCAGAACCCTACACAGGAAGAGTACGCAGTTTCCGCCGTTCACCTGCAGGACTCCAACGCGGTGAAAAAGACCGCAAACAATACCGAGGTTGTCCTTCGCGGCGTTCTCTTTGTCGATTCCCGCAGATCACTCCCCTCGCTGGATTACCGCGCTTTGTGTGAGCTGTCGGAGTCTAACGGGAAACCGCTCCGCGCCGTGGTAACCTCCGCGGATGGAAGCGTGACCGATTTCGAAGTTGTTTCCGTTGATTGTGTGCCGGATGTACCCTCGACACGCACCCATCATGTGGAACTGGGGTTGGTGTAATGGGCTTCTCGATCAAAACCGACAAAGCGAAATGGCGGGCAGCCGTCAACCTGGCAGCGGATAAGGCGGCGGAAGCTCTTGCCGAGCAGATGATGCAGGACTCCCTGCAGATCATTCCGAAGCAAGAGGGATCCTTACGGGATTCCGGACGAATCGAAAAGACCGAGGGCGGCGGGCGTGCGCTCGTGTGGAAAACCGTCTACGCCCCGTATCAATGGTTTGGCGAAAGAATTGACGGTTCTCACAAAGTCCGCAACTATTCCACACCCGGAACGGGGAAAATGTGGGTGGAGCAAGCGCGAACCCAAAACGCCGAAAACTGGCGGACGGTAGCACAGAACGCGATCAACAAATCAATGAAGGAGTGACACTTTGAGAGCTGAGATTGTAGAAGTTTTAAAAGGCATCATTGCCGAGCAGGTCAGTGCGCCGGTAGTGATCGGGTCACTGCTTCCGGACAGAAGTTTTTCTGTCAGCTTTGCGGGCGGGGCTCCTGCCGCGGCATACTGGACCTTAAACACGGACGAAGATATGCCGATCACCTTCAACGGGAAAGGACCGAATCAGCAGGATTTAGCGGTTCAGATGGAACAGGTACACCGTTCCCTCACCACCAACAAAAACCTGCCCACGGGCGAAAATTGGCAAATCTATGCAATCACTACAACCTCCGCCCCACAGCTGATCGGGCGCGAGGAAAACGGAAACTGGATTTTCGGGTCCTCTTTCCGTGTTAGATTTTTCGCGAAAGGAGCGAATTAGACCATGGCAACTACCAACTTTTTGCTGGTCAACCATACGATTCAGGTAGAGATCGACACCACCCCCACCGCAGCGCAGCCCACTTGGGTCGCTTTCGGCGATGGCATCGAAAATCTGACCGAGGCACTGAATGAGGTTGTGCAGCAATATTTCTTTTTCTCCGGCGGCGGCTTTGCGCAGAACTATGTCACCGGCATGGCTCCCGCTTACACCGTGACCGGTCACCGCATTGTCGGCGATCCCGCCCTTGACTGGATTTTCTCCCCCGAGCGCAAGTTCGGACTGATGACCCAGAGAAACACCCAGCTCCGCCTAAGTGTTGCACAGGCAGACGGAAGCACCGAGCAGATCACCGCACCGATCACTTTGGCGAACCTGACCGATCTCGGTGGCGCGACCACTGACGGCGCGGCTATTTCTTTCGAAATGCGCATTAACGGTCAGCCGACCTTAACCAACACCCCGGCGTAAACAGTCAGCCCCTCGCTTTCGGCGGGGGGCTTTTCTTTAAGGAGGTAAACAGATGTACGTTATTAAGACAAAAAAACACATTCAGGAACAGCTGAGACTGGAAAACGGAGCGGGCGAACCGCTGGAGCTTACCGTTGACCTGTGGATCAATGACGTTTTGCATCAGTATAACAAGCTTCGCCTGATGCTCGGCGAAGCACAGCACGAACTTCAGAACGATCCGCACTCCGAAAAGGCACAGGCTTCCTATGGAGCTGTACTGGTCGCTTTTTTAGAGCTGATCTTTGGGACCGAAAACGTGGAAAAGCTACTTGCTTTCTACGCCAACAGATACACCGACCTGCTGGAAGATGTCGCCCCGTTTATTGTCGAAGTGATCCAGCCGAAGGTCAACACCGCGATCCAGACAAAGGCGCAGAACCTCAAGAAAATGGCACAGAAAGCCCGAAAGGCGAGACGATGAAATTCTACCAGCCCCTGCCTGAAAATGTCGAATACAAGGGGAAAACTTACGCGGTAGACTTTTCCTTTTCGACGGTGCTGGCGGTGCTTGACGTTCTCGAGGATGAAGAAATGACCGCCGATCAGAGGGCGGGCGCAGCTCTTGACCTGCTGATCCGGCAAAAGCACCCAAACGAGCGGGAGCTTCTTGAGGCTGTTTTACTGCTGATTACTCCAAAGAAAAAACGTACAGCAAACGGACCGCCGAGCATGGATTTCTCGCAGGATTGGGAATACATCTATGCGGGATTCCGGCAAGCTTACGGGATCGACCTTTTCCGCGAAAATCTCCACTGGCTGGAATTTTCCGCGCTGGTCAAAAGCTTGCCAAAAGGGACCCGAATGCGGGAAATTATCGAAATCCGCGCTATGCCGGTTCCAAAACCGACAAAGCACAACGCGGAACAGATAGCCGCTATCCTGCGGGCAAAAACAGAGCACGCCCTTACCGCACGTCCTGCGAACCTGCAGAAAGGGCTGCAGAAACTTTATGAAACTCTAAAATCACAAGCGATAGGCAGGTGATTAAATGGCAAATGGACCTATTGAGGTCGGCGGTGTCAAGTATACTGTTGATCTCGATGATTCTGATCTCGATTCACAAATCCCAAAAACAGAAAAGAAAGTCGGCGGGCTAAAAGGCGCATTTTCCGCAGTCGGAAAGGTAGGCGGCGCAGCCATTAAAGGCCTTGGCGCGGCATGTGTGAGGCTGACCTCTGCCGCTGCCGCAAGCGTGGAAGCCGTTGCAAAAATGGGCGTGGAATATAATGCCCAAATGGAAGTTTACCAAACTTCTTTCGCCACTATGCTCGGAGATGCGGAAAAAGCGCAGGCTTTGACCGATAACCTCAAGACCCTTGCAGCAAAGACACCGTTAGCAATGACCGACCTCGCCGAAGCTTCCCAGACCCTTCTGGCGTTTGGAACTTCGGCGGAAGCTTTGCCGGATCAGCTGAAGCGGCTGGGAGATGTGGCACAGGGCAACGCCCAGAAGCTGGGCACGATGGCGACAGCATTTGGTCGAATCCAGTCGAACGGGCGAGCTTCTCTGGAAGAGATCAATATGATGATTGATCAGGGATTTAACCCCCTGAACATTATCGCAGAGCAAACAGGCGAGACCATGGAACAGGTGCGGGATCGTGTCTCAAAAGGACAGGTCTCTTTTGAAGAAATGTCCGAAGCCTTGCGCATCGCAACCGATGAGGGCGGGCAGTTCTACAACGCCATGGAAAACCAGAGCAAGACCTTTGAGGGACAAATGTCTACTCTGCAGGATAACCTTAGCGCACTTGCCGGGACCTTGACAAACGACCTTTTCGCAAGCCTTTCGCAGTCTGCCCTTCCGCAGGTCAATGCGTGGGTGGATGAGCTTCTCACCGCTGCGGAAAAAGGCGGCGTAGAGGGTGCGATCGATGCCGCTGGATCAATTCTTTCGGAAGCGATCACCGCGCTGCTTGATGCCGCGCCCGATATGCTCGATACCGCCCTGTCTTTGGTGGGGTCCTTCCTTGACGGTGTACAGGACAGCCTCCCGGATGTTCTGAACGGCGCGGAGGAGCTGCTCTGGACACTGGTGGATGGGCTTATTGATAAAGCCCCCCAGCTGCTCTCCACAGGCTTCCAGCTGATAGCCTCGCTGCTTAGCGGGTTTGGGCGATCTTTGCCCCAGATCATATCCAAAGCGGGCGAACTGGTCAACGCCATCATCGACTCGTTTTTCCAAATCAACTGGCTGCAGGTCGGTCGAGATGTAATCTGGGGAATCATCCAAGGTCTGGGTTCCCTTGGCGGTGCACTCTGGGATGCGGCTGCCCGAATTGGTGAAAACGTACTAAATGCGATTAAAGGCGTTTTTGATAGCCATAGCCCATCCAAAAAGGCGCGGGCTTTGGCGGCTACCGTTCCGCAGGGTATCGTTGCAGAATTTGACGAAGATACCACCGTCGAGAAAGCTTCTCACCGGCTGGGCAATAAGGTGCTTGACCCGCTTTTCCAAGATGTCGCGTACAACCTGCCGGACAGCTCCGGACTGGCGAAAGATTTGGCATATTCTTTTTCCGGCTCGGTCTCCGGCGGCGCACAGATCGAAGTCCCGCTGTACCTTGACGGGCGGGAAATTGCACGTGCTTCCGCATGGTACATGGGCGAGCAGCTAAGCTGGGAGGAAAGATAGATGAGCGAAACTCTTTACATCAACGGCATTTCTCTCGCTGATCTGGGCGCGGAAGGGATGCGGGAATATGCGGTCGGCGGTTCGCCGATCACAAACGACTTTTTTCAAGGCAGGAACCGGACGAGCTTCAACCTTTTAATGGCTTCTTTCGGTTTGAAACCGATTAAGTTTACCCTGGCATTTTCTGGCGCACACCGCCGCGAAGTCGTGCTGAAAAAGACCAAAGTGGACGGGCTCCTTTTTGGAAACCCCGAGATTTTCCTTCCTGACGGATTCTTTTACAGCTGCATCCTTGATGCAGTCGGAGATCTTGTTTGGGAAGGGCAGGAGGGAAACGAGTGGGTCGCAACGGTTGAATATTCCTTGAAAGGAATCCAGCATGATCCGCTCGAAGAAGTGACCGGCGGCGAAGTGTTCTGCCGCTCAACTACGCCCTTTACTGACTGCGTTCTCTCTGTCACCGCTTCGGCGGCGGCGGAGAGCTACCAGCTGGGCGGGGCTACGTTCCAGAACGTTCAGGCGGGCGAAAAGCTGACCTTTGACGGGATCAATAAAAGAGTGCTGAGAAACGGCGCACCGGCGGCGGCTAATGTTTATTTTATCAATTTCCCCCAGCTGACCCCCGGCGCGAACACCTTCACAGCAGCCGATCCGGTCACGGTGCAGTATTACCCCACTTATTTGTAGGAGGACACCATGCTTACACTTTACGCAAACGGGCAAGCTTACCCGTTAAATATGGATGACTACTATCTGCGGGAGCTGGCGAGCGGGCTGGATGAGGTTGTTTTTAACATCTCCATCCACGACCCCGTTTATCCTCTGATCGAGGAAGAGGCAAGCATCCGTGACCGAGACCAGCAGACCTACCTGATCAAGCAGATCGATGCTGGGAGCGATACCGCCAAAGTGGTCGCCCAGCTCGATCTGGACGATCTGCGGGCGGTGGTTTACCCGGCGATCAACGGCACTTACAGCATCGACCGAATTTTGCAGAATGTGGTCAACAATACGGAATGGACTTACGAGGATAAAAGCCAGATGAGCCAGACCGTCCGGCTCGACCTTATTGGCGTTACCCCCGTAGATATCGCCATCACGTTGGCAGAACTTCTCCCGGCGGCAGTGCGCTTTGACACGGTCAATAAGAAGCTGACCCTTTTAAATCCGAAGCTGAATGAACCCGTGGGGGCTTTCGCTACCACCGATTTGAACCTGCGGGCACTCAACTACAAGGGCAAATCAAACGGCTTTGCTACGCGGCTTTATGCCGCCGGTGCGGACGGTCTGACCTTTGCCGCGATCAACAACGGGAAGGAATACATCGACAACAACGAATATTCCGCCCGCATCGTGGCGGCATACTGGAAGGATGAGCGATACACCACACCGGAGAGCCTTTTGGCTGCGGCAGAGGAAAAGCTTGCACAAATGGCGATCCCTGCGCGGTCTTACGACTGTGACGTGGTCGATCTGAAAGCGACCAATCCGGGGCTGTATAACTTCCAAGACTTTTCCCTCTTTTCCGTAGTCAAATTGATCGACAAAAACCGGAATACGGCAATCAATCACCAAGTTGTTGAAAGATGGACCTATCCCTATTATCCCGAAAAAAACAAGGTGATTCTTTCCACATCGCCGCCGAAAATTCAGAACCAGATCACCCAGCTGACCCAAAGCATCACCAACCCCAACAGCCTTTTCCAGCAGCAACAGGCGGCAGCCATTGCGGGCGCGACCAACTGGATCACCGGCAACAATGGCGGGTATGTGATTTTTCGAAAAAATGACGATGGCGAGCCGTATGAAATCCTGATAATGGACACCGACAGCATCGAGACCGCCACAAAAGTCTGGCGTTGGAACAATGGCGGGCTTGGTTTCTCCTCAAATGGCTACAACGGACCCTATTCCACTGCCATCACGCAGGACGGCGCAATCGTTGCCGACTTTATCACAGCCGGGACCTTGAACGCCAACGTCATCAAAACTGGAATCCTGCAAGGAATTAACGGCGGTTCTTCGATTAACCTCGATACAGGAGAGGTTAACATCGAGGGGACAATGACCACAAAGGCAGACGATTCCGAGCAACATGTATTAATAGAAGGCACCCGTGTTTCCTTTAAATATGGCGACACTGTGGTCGGATATATTGGAGGCGAGCCCAACTGGTATAACCTCAAAATTCCCGCCAACTTTTCCTCCTTCCAAGTTAACTATGGTTCGTCCAACCCGACCCAAATTGTGGCGACTCTTGACCGTGATGGACTGGTGTTTGAGGATGTTAATACTGGTTTTGGAAAGTGGAGTTATACCCCCACGGGGATTGAAGTCAATGGCGAGTGGTTCACGCCAATTCGATTTGTGACAAACGACAACGAGACCGTGTATTTGCTCGGTCATTGGTAAAAAAGGGGTGATTTTTTTGCAAATTTATACAAAAATCGACCTTGACCTTCTCCGCCCGGCGGTGCAGGTTATTGTTAACGCCAAACAAAATGACAAGGCGAGCCGGTTCATCCAGGCGAACCTGTGGGAGGGCGGTCAGCCCTTCGCACCGGGCTCCGTTCTGGCGACTTTTCGGGTATTGAAGCCGGACGGCACTGCCGCTTTTTATGACACCAACGAAAACGGCGACCCTGCAATCGTTATCGATGGCAATATTGCCACCATTGAACTGGTCGAACAGGTGTTGACAGTTCCCGGCGATGTGGCGGCGGAGCTGAATCTTTACACCGCCGGCGGCGAAAAGCTGACCTCGTTCACTTTTGTCATCCGCGTCCAAACTTCTGTACTGAATGATGCGGAAATTTCTTCCTCTGATTACTTCAA